CCAAGGCATTGCAAGATGCTTCTGCTGGAGCGGTGATTGTTGTCATAGACCAAGATGAGATACAAGCCCAAGCCGAAGCCGTAAGTGTGACTAAAGACCATGTATCTCTCTATGCAACAAAGACCTTGAAGGTAAAAGACATTGTGATTTCTGGCAAAGACGTGCATGTATCTGGCGTTGAAAAGCAGTAGATAAATAATCAGTCAAATGTAATGGCCTGCATTGCAGGTAAGGAGAAAACATGAAAGAAACCATCACAATCGCAGTGCCCACCCTTGACGGACGACCTGAGTTAGATTTCACAACCTCTGTGACTCAGGCTATGCTTACCTCCAAATATACATCACCACGCATACGATATGGTGTGGGTGATAGTCTGGTAGAGAGAGCAAGGCAAAACCTATTGCGAGACTGGTATTACGATACCACAGACCGTATTATTGTTTGGCTTGATAGCGACATTGGATTTCACGGCCAACAGAACTTTTTGGACTTGATGTACGAAGATTTGCGACTCGCTGATGTGGATTTTGTGGGCGGGCTTTATGCTTGCAAGGGGCCGCAAACTCAGTGCTCGTCAGTGATAGAATCACCACGGGTTACGCATGAGAGCAACAAATACATGGTGGCAATGCGGTGGCTCTCTACTGGGTGCTGGGCGATAACAAGAGATAGTGTGACACAAATGATTGAAACATTTCCAGAACTGGAGTACGAGACAGACATACATCGCAAACTTGCCCACGCATTGTTTTTGCCTATGCTCTACGAGGTGCGAGACAATCCTGACGACGTGTGGCAAAAACTACTCAGTGAGGACTGGGCATTTTGCGAGCGATGGAAACGAGCAAATCCTGGGAAAAAGATATGGGCAGACACGCGGATAATCACCGTACATTGGGGCAAATATCCTTTCCGTCTGCCCACGTCTGATTCTGAGCCTAAGCCGTCTTGCGAGTGATGTGATAGACTCTTTGATGCCCATGCTTATAGCTTGATTGCAATAAGTAGCCATCAGGTATGGGTCCTGACGCCAATATGCGTCCCACGGCCACTGAACTCACGGTTTGGTGTAGGCGATTTGACACTAATTCAGCGATTTTCGCGGGTGTGCCCTCCACGCTTCCATGCTGGTCAACGTGCTCGATGATTTCCTGGATTATCGGGGACTGGTCTATTGCCGCCTCTTTACGCTTAGACGACATCGCTTGCAACGCCTTTAGCATATCTAATCCTGCAATCTGCCCGAACGCAAGAGCAGCCTCATACCACGCAGGATGCCTCACGGCTTCGGGGTATATAGGCCACGCAAGCATACGCAACATATGATGCCACACGGTTGCTATCCACGATAGCACAGCATCGCGCTTTTCTCGGACTTCAGCCAGCAATACATCATCAGAGATATTAAGCGTGCGCCTCTGTACACAGACCATTATCATTCGGTCTGTAACCGCCGCGTCCCTCAAGTAAGCAGGCGAGACCGATGTTAATAGCATCCACGCACGCGGTCGAAAACTAATCAGTACATCATTGGTGTACAGCTTCCTACGTTTAACTTCGCCGCCTGTTGTGGCCGATGCGATTGAGTCCGGCAGCCACGGAATTGAGCTGTCCGCGTTGTCAAAAACACAGACACCGCCCCTATTAAGCATCATCCAGAATTCATTTTCATCTTGATACTTTATCGCCATTGGTTGCGACGGAAGCCCCCACAACTCAGCGATTGCACGAGCGGTTAAGGTTTTGCCTGAACCCGGCACGCCATAAAGCATGATAGGCGGCTTGCTATCTATGTTATGTACCACAAGACTTGCAGCCGCAAGCAGCAGTGCAGTATCACTGTCGTCTTGCGCGGATATTTGCATGGCCCGCAAAGCGCGCGGTGACAGTTGCTGGGATGTATCAGATATGTACTGCCATTTCTGGCACACCGCCTCAGATGCAAAATATATCTCGTCTGTGCCGTTAGGCAACACATCAATACCTGAGTCCGTAATGCGCACCATCTCATCAGGGCCGCATGAAATATACACTGCTGACGGCTTGTAATTATTTCCCACAACATGCCAGCACCGTGCGGGGCGAATAGGATTACGCATTGCAGACCGCATCACGCGGTCATGTATTTGGGACCATCCCGTGTCCGACGGAGCATATCCCCACATATCAGCCCACACACGCATTGCGGTAATATCATCTTGATTCACGCGACGCAGGATATGCTCGTGATTAAGTACATAATACATCGCGGTCTGGTCATCGGCATCCACACCTAGTATGCCCAGCTTGCCCATTGCATCTGTAATCACCGATGCTATGGCGTCGTATTTGGTTGATAGGTCATCATCGCCAGTGCGGATGGCAAATATGTCTGATTTTGCCGTTGCAAGGACGTCATCAGGATTGGCAGAGCTAAGGCGCGAGATAGCATCTTGAATTAGTGTATTAACATCAGCTCCCGTTGCGCCCGCTGCAACCCAGTCGGACACGTCCTTGACGGGTGTGCCGTTGTGTGTTTCAGGCAGTTGTGCAATTGTTGCGTGAGCTCCAACAGACCTGAGCGCACGCTGCACCGCGTTGGCATACTGCATACCTGGCTCATCGGCATCGGGAATAATTACCACCGTTGCATCCGCGAGCGGGGCAACAACGTCACGGTCTATTTTTTGCTTTGCCCCGCCCGCCGTGGTGGTGCTTACAAACCCTAACGACTCCAGCGTGTGCACGTCTTTTTCACCTTCAACCCAGATTATGGGTTTACCCTCAGCTACAGCTTGAGCGATTTTGGGTAAGCGATATAGCACACGTTGCACGCCTTTTGTACTCCATGTCCACGTGCCTGGCTTTGCACCTGGCTTGCGTTGCCGAAAAGATTTTGGCTCGTACCTGATAACCTGATATATTAATTCGCCGGTCGCAGTCGTGTAATCGTATGTTGCCACGATACGGCCCTTAGCCTCATCAGCATCGTCTGTTGCTCCGCGCAAGTCTAGGTCAGACCAGCGCAGGCCAGCGGCTGACAGGATTGTTTCTGGGTCGCAGCCCGCGTGGCAGTGCACTAGGATTTTGTCCTGCTCCACCTTGAGCGATAGTGACGGATTGCGGTCTTCGTGTGCCGGACATCGGGCACTGTACTGGTCGTCACCAACCTTAGAGACACGCTCTAGTGCGTGTAGTACCTTTTGTATTTTGTCTTGTTTTGTCATTTTCTTACCTCCAATTTGTGTTCTCTTGGTTGTACTCTTGATTGTACTCTGGATTTGCCTATTGTTGCCATTAGGATGCCCATTATCGCCCATCGAATGCCCATTAGAATTGCCTGGTAAATTTGCCTGCTGTTGCCTGCTGCCATCATTAATAGTTATTTCCGCTATCATATCATCACAATCCTCGCTGCTCCAACTCACGATATATGTCGTAGGAGTAATCTACCAGCAAATCAGGGTCAAGGTCATCTATGCGCACACACCTGGGCGGCTTGCGCGCCCAGCGTCCGCTGATTTGCTTGCACTGCATTAGTGCTGATTTATGCGCGGCCCCCAATAACCTGCGCCATAGATATGTTATGAGCTTCGAGCGGTTGGGGTCGTAATCCTGTAAAGCATCCATGCCAGCGGCCACAGTTGCCGATAGCGTCTCCTCGTAGTCCACGTGACGCGGGTAATGCACTATCACTCGACGCACGATTATGTTTGCCAGCCTCTTGATTTCTTTTTCGTCTCTGCCCATTTTTATTTCCGTTCGATTCCTCATTTTTTCTGTCCTCCTATTTTACCACGTGCGGGGCGTGGTTTGAAAAAAACATACAACTCTCTAACCTTAGGACAAAATATCAAAAAATTATTACACCCATTTTTGGCCTTTAGAGCAACAATTTTTGCGTTGTAAATCGTTGAAAAACAATCAGTTGCAACAAATCAACATCGTTGAGTGAAAAAAGATTGAAAACAAATTGTTGGGCTGGGTATAACTATGTATGGAGAGCGCAATTGGATTTTTGGGTTGCTTTGGCAATGTAGTAGTGTAATACTGGCTGGGGCGAGCAAAAATAGCCCAAATCTCGCAAGCAGTAAACGCCAGTCGTGCCCGCAGGGGCGCGGGGATTGAAACAAAATCGTAGTAGCAAAAAAAGTAAAAAGCGAAAGGAGTAGTAAGTATAATATGATGCCTGTTGTGGGCTGGGCAGGGGTTCCTCCGGTTTGTGTCCTTCTTCTCCTCTGCCTGGCCCCTCTTTTTGCTCCTAACGGTGCCACAAAGAATCCTGGCTACTCCTTATTAAGGCCACCGCCTGCCCACGACGATGGCCGTGGAATCGTTAGAAAGAGCTAAGGCTATCCTCTATACCCCTCACGACCTACGGTCAATCCTAGGGCACCCTAGACGTTTTTCCTCTTTTGCCCTCATGGGCAAGACATGGGACAGCCCTAAAAGTGTCTCATAGGTGTCTCAAAAGTGTCTCATAAGTGTCTCATTTTCTTCTATGCACAAGGCGTTGAGCAGAAAAGGTATTTGCGTAAGTTGTTATATTGCAACAGGTTGTGAAAAGTCGCGTTTCGTAAGTCATTGGAAATCAACAAGTTATGACTTCACGTAAAGGATTTGTCAAGATTTTGTCAAGGATTTGTAAAGATTTTCAAACTGCGTCATTTTTACGCATGGGAATCTATCCCCCATCCCCAATCTATCCCCACTTTTTATCCCCCAAAAAATGCCAAAAACATTAGAAAACTTGACAAATTTGTCCCCTTGGGGATGGAGGGGATAGTAATCTTCCTACTTTTAAGTGGAAACAACGATGAGAAAGAAGAGAGAAAAAAATTAAATTATATATAAAAGGTTAAGGGAGAAATCTCCCCTCCCCCCCCAGACTGTAAGTTATTGATTACCAACGACTTATAGCGATTTAAGGCGGGGATACTTGGGGAGTGGGGATATATCCCCCAGGTCGTTTTCTTATTTTTGCCCTTCAATGTTTTCAGTTTTGCGAATCTGAGTTACAGAAATTAAGCGAATTTTGTGAAAGTGTCTCAAATCAAGAAAAAATCTGTCTCAAATCAACAAAAATCTGTCTCAAATGTCTCATTTGGAGAATCGGCCTAAACCTGGCATACCACCTGCTATTATCATGGCGTAGGCTAGCAGGTGACCAGCCAAAAAAAGAAAAAAGAAAGGCAGTACGAGAAAGGTATAATGGGGCAAAGGCCAGTAAAGGGCTGGCCTAAAAAAAGAGAAGAGGAAAAATGAACGACACTATCAACAGCACTATCAATGACACCAGCACTTGCAATATAAATAAGCGATGTGCCCTCTGCGCAGCAGCCAGAGACATCTTTAATCCCGTCGTGGAGGTGGGCGGGAAATGGGTAATCATAACCTCGGTATGTGGCGGCGGCGCACCGTTGCTTAGTTGGCACGGCAAGGCGGAGGATATAATCCACCTATGTAATCAGATATCCTTGCTAGATATACGAGAGGTGGAGGTAGGTTACGTGGCCAATCTCAGATTTATGGGCGTTTGGGAAAACTTTTGGCCTCCGTATATCTATAATATTGAGACTTCGATTTCAATTAATCCTGAGCGGCCCATGATAGATGTTAAGCGGGAGTATCTTACCAATCTAGGTGTCCCTGCCAATATCGTGGATGGCCTAGCACCTAAGATGTCGGTAATAGAGTGCGCGGATGTGCAGCGGTCTACGGTGGAGAGTTTGGCCGGTGCGCCCTTGGAAGAATACGTCAAAAAACTAGCTTACATCGGGTTGGGTCCCTGCAACGACCCCATGAGGGGTTGGTGACTGGATTTTTGCCCCGCTCAGGCAACGTATAGGTGTAAGGCCAGATAGGCTGGCCTGAAATAAAGGCCAAAAAGGCCAAAACAAAGAGGAGGACGAAAAATGGACGAAAAGCAGGAAAAACAGCAGGAAAAACAGCAGGAAGAGCCCATACTGTCTGAAAGAGATGCCGAGCGTTATTATGACTGGGCCCCATGTCAGATACGATACGGCACGTGGCCGAACGGTATGAAGGTAGGGGAAAAAACCAATGCAGTGGCAAAGGCTGCTATTGAGTTGGAGGATAAGATATTTCAAAACGCGGCCCAACAGATAGCAGATATATTTACGCATCAGATGCACTGCCCCACTAAGGCTAAAGCAATAATGCCAGTTTTGCGGCAGGCGTTTCCCATAAGGTGGGCATAGGCATAGATTATAGACCACACGGCCCTAGGATTGGCGCGGTTACAGGCCCAACGCGGCCCCAGCCAGTCCTAGGGCTTGTTGTTTTTTTGACCTTTTTAGAAATTCTCGCAAAAAACTGAAAAGTTCTATGGCTGGTAGAAATTCTCACAAAAAACTGAAAAATTCTGGTGTTACAGAAATAAGTGGGAATAACTATAATTGGAGGGCTATATGGACAACATAGAGCACGTGAAATACTATCTACGCAAGGCCATGCGTACCGTCTGCAAGCCATGCAGAGATAGATACATAGCATCGGTGCTACAGGTTGCAGAGCAACTAGACCTTGACGAAGTCACGCAGCTGACGCCTGAAGAAATAGACACAATCCAGCAATGGATTAAAGAGACCACAAAACATGCCGAGAAAACCCAAACAGCCACCTAAACAGCCACCTAAACAGTCTCAAACAGCCAACGACATGCTGACAGAGGTTGAGGCTATCCTGCAGTCTATCTTGTCGGACCCTGAGGCACGAGACGCCGACAAAATCGCTGCGTCAACGGCCCTGGTCCGCATCCGTGCAGCAAGAGATGAGGGATTACTAGGGCGTTATGAGTTGGTTTTGAAATTAATGTAACAAAAATGCCTGCAACAAAGCCAGTCAAGCGCGAAGTAGTCACCCTGCTGCCGCATCAATACGAGCTAATTAATTGTGATGCGCCTCAAGTGCTGTATGTGGGTGGCTATGGTAGCGGCAAGACTAGAGGGCTATGTTATGCTGCAACAGCAGCAGTGGCTGGCAGACCCCATGCTACAGTGCTATTGGCACGCATGACTTACACGTCCTTACGGCGTTCTACGCTTAGGACTCTTATCGAATCCGACGGCAATGCGCCTCCGGTGCTCCCTCCCCATACATACGAGTACAAAATTGTCGAGCAACGTATAGATATCTATGGGGGCGGTACGATACTGCTGGCAGGCTTGGAGGACATATTAAGACTAAGGGGCTTAAGCCTATCTGGTGTGTTTGTGGATGAGGCAATAGAAATCCCCGAATCAATCTGGGACGAGCTAAGAGGACGCTTGCGAAATCCCAGTGCAAGGCACAGGCAAATCGTAGGCTGTACAAATCCGTCATCGCCATCGCATTGGCTGTATAAGCGATTTTATGCACAAAAGCGGCCAGATTGCAAAGTTATCAAAGCTCCCACGACCTCAAATCCTTACTTGCCTGAAGACTATGTAGCACAACTTGAAGCTCTCAAGACCACAGACTTGCCATCATACTTGCGTTACGTGCAAGGCGAATGGGCGGTAAGCTCGGATTTGATTTTTGCTGATTTGCTTGACGGTGATTTGCCTCATCCGCCGGAAAAGCACGAAATGGATAGGTATGTGCTGGGCGTAGATGCAGGCTGGACTCACCCTACTGCTGCTATACTATTAGGTTGTTACAGCGGTGCATGGTGGGCCGTAGAGGAGTACACAGCCAGCCGCAAGACACACGACGTCATAGCTCGTGAGCTACACCAGGCTTACGGTAAGCTACCTGTGACAGTAATTGTTGACCCATCGGCTCCAGCCCTCATGGAGGCCCTACGCATTGCGGGATTTCCCGATGTGCAGGGCGGAAACAATGCGGTGGATTACGGCATAGACGTAATCAGGCGCGATATACATCGGCAAGCCTTAGTAGTTACTACTGCTGTGCCATCCCTGGTCAATCAGATGATGTCATATCATAGGGATACTGCTGGAAAACCGGCCAAAATAGCTGATGACCTAGTGGATGCTTTTAGGTATGCCGCCGTGGCCGTAATGGGCGAATCCTCTGTAGTTAACAAAGGTATTTACATCGCGGTTTTGGGCAAAGAGCGTAGAGATTATGACCCAGATGACAAATTTTGGTGATTTTTTGATGTTACAGGAAACAAGTGGGAATAACTATAATTGAGGGGCGGAGATATATGCTGAAAGAATTGTTGCAAAAAATCGTGCAAAAGGCGGTGCCATCTGCTGTTGCCTATACTACTGCTACCACGCCTGAAACTCGCGGTCAGGCGTCGGCTGAAACCATTATGCGTCAATACTGCGTACACTGGGCTGCCATTTGCGCTGGCAAGGTGTCAGAGGCTACGTCCTCATGGCCTATCACGGCCTATCAATCACGCAACAAAGCCGCCCCTCGTCAATTGCCGCTCACGCATGAGATATATCAAGCCCTGCAAAATCCCAATGCGGCTTACACGATGCCGGAAATCATATACATCGTGTCATGGTATCTGCAGTTTGTGGGCACGGCTTTTGTGCAATTCAGGGAAGAGGATGGATATGTGCTGCGACCTTTGCTTGCAACAAGAATTATCCCTGATGTTGATTCCAAGGGCAAACCGAGAGCATACAAATACCGTCCAAACCTTGAAACACAGGAAATCATACCAGCAGACCAGGTGATACTATTCCGGCAGTGCCCTACGCCAGAGAGCGTATGGGGCACGGGCAAAGCAGAGCGGGTGCTATCGGCAATAGATAGATACACGTCTTATGACAAGGCTGAAGAGAGATTCAATGCAAATTTCGCAAGGCCCGATTTTGCGGTGATTTACCGAGGCCGTTACTCCACTCAGGAGATGCAGGCCGTGACAAGTGCCTGGGAGCGTAAGTTCTCCCTGCGAGGCAAATCAGCCGGTGCTCCACTGATTACCACTGGAGATGTGGATATAAAAAATCTCTCGCTAAGCCCCAAAGATATGATGTGGCAATGGGGTAGAGAGTGGTCCCGCAAAGAGATAGCTGCTGCCTTTGGCGTGCCGCTTGCTTTGCTTGATACGGGCGACATAGCCTATGCGACTGCTAGAGCCGCACGGGCGCAAATGGATGCTTATGCCGTCAAGCCCTTGATGACTCTGATTTGCGAGGCCCTTAATAAGCAATTTATCCAGCCTGTTTTTGGCGATAGCTATTATGTGTGGTATGATGACCCACGGAGTGACGAGAAGGCAGAAATCTACAACAATCTTGTTAATCTCGTAGTTAATGGAATACTAACAAAAGACGAAGCAAGACAATTGCTCGGTTATGACCCTATGAGTGGCGATGACAAAAATCAGGAGTAAATTATGCCAGACCAAGAAATACAACATATAGTTTCGGGCGAATTGATTTCCAAGTCTGCTGGTGATAACGAAAACAAAACTATATCGGCAATCATCACACGTCGTGTTGTGGATAGGGACAGGGAAGTGATAGAGCCAACGGGTATTAAGATTGACAAGTTTCTCGAAAATCCAGTATTGCTTTGGTCTCATGTGAGACAACAGCCGCCCGTAGGGCGTGTGGAAAACTTGCGACTATCCGAAGATAAGTCGGCTATAGTCGCTGACCTTATTTTTGCCGAAACCCCTGCGGCTTTAGAAATTGCAAACCTTGTTAAGTCAGGATTTTTGCGGGGCGTATCAATCGGCATCGCCGCAAAAAAAAGAATTGCAAAGGGTACTAAAGAGTATGATGATTACATTGCAAAGTATCCGTCAACGGCTGGGGCTGTGTCAATAATTACTGAATCAGAGTTGTGGGAATTGTCGGTGTGCACCATTCCTGCCAATCAGGATGCTTTGATTTTGCGCGCTCAAAGTGATGCAGAGATGGATATGTACGGCGCAATGGTGGCGTCTATGATTGAGGGCAAGGGGCTGGAGTACAAGCCTTATCCTCACGAGCATGCCGCAAGGCAATTGCCGCCAGATATTTTTGATAGTTTTCGGCGGGTTAACAATATGTTTGGCGATGGGATTGATGTAATCTTTGGACGGCTGAAAGAATCCCGCAAATGGGCAATACAGTCTATTCGATTTGATGCGACTAAGTGGACAGTAGAGGCGGCTAAAAAGTGGCTAAAAGACCACGGCTACAAAGACGATGTCGAGCCAGCCAAGCCGGAAAAATCTGCTGATGTGACAGAAATCAAAGGTGTGGAAATCAAAGGCAAATGGGAGGTAGTGCATGAAAATTAAACTGTTGGCTGATGTGAACAACACGTCGGCGGGTAGTATCGTGATTTGCGATGACAATGTAGGGCAGCAACTGATTGCGGATAAGCAGGCTGTGGAGTATGTGGAAAAATCTAACGTGGAGGAAAAAAACATGGAACAGATTAAGGGTAAAGCTGAGGATTCTCTGGGTGTTGCGGTTAAGAAAGTTATTGATGGCGAATTGTCTTCGCTTGTTGTCAAGGCTCCGTCTGGAATTAATGAATCAACTGATGCTGATGGCGGCTATCTTGTCACTCAGCCGGTTGCCGACAAACTTTTCGGCGCGGCTTTTTCTGGTGCTGTGATTTACCCGAAGTGCGCCAAACTGCCGGTGCCTGATAAGGCTAATGGCCTTAAGGTATCATATCTGGCGCACAATACGGTCACTCGCACAAGCACTCCAAGGGGCTACTGGCTATCTGAGGGCGGCCAGAAAACTGCGACTAAGTTTACGTTTGGGTCGCACACGCTTAATCTCGGCAAGTTGGTGTTTTATGTGCCGATGACAGACGAGATTATGGAGGATGCCCCGCTGCTGGAGCAGTATGTAATCTCGCAGGTCAAGGGTCGCATCGGGTGGATGCTTGATGATGCAATTCTTAATCTGTCCACGGCCACGTCCGGCATGATGGGCATTTTTGATGCCGGTTCTGTCGCGTTTCTAGCGACTCCGGCTGCGTCTGCGTCCACGGCTGCGTATCTGGTTAGTCTGTATTCCGGCGTCATGCCGTCACTGCGTGGTAGTGCGGAGTGGTACATGAGCAACGCTCGCTGGCAGACTCTGATTGCCGCTGTTGGTGCTGGCACCACGGCATCGCCTATGCCTATTGTTGATGTTGCGGGCAAAACTATCCTTGGCCGTCCGGTTAATGTGATGGAACAGATGGCCGCAACGGGTAGTGCTGGTGACATACTGTTTGGCGATTTTGCCAACGGCTATGCGGTGCTCGAAAAAGGCGAACTCGAAATCAGCATGTCCAAGGATGTGCGGTTTGAATATGACGAGACGGTTCTTAGGTTTGTGTTGAGGGTCGCCGGTGCGCCGGTGATTGCCAAGGTCACGTTGCCTGATGGCAGTGTGGTTGGCGCGTTCTCGACTCATAGCTGATAGTACATAACAAAAACTCTCGTGTGGGCTTTGGTTTTGATACTGAGGCCCACACACCTGGGTCAGGAAGCAGGAGGAAAAAACAATGGAATTCAAGGAAATATGCCAGATTTTGCGCAAAAGCCCGTCGGGCATTAACGAGCTATCGGACTCGCAAGGCGGATACTGTGTATCCACCGAGTTGTCCGAGGCTATTACTCAGGACATGATATATGCCTCGCCGCTGGTGTCGAGTGTCAAGATTGCGCCAGCTTCCGGCGGCGTGGTGCAGTTGCATCGTCTAATTGATGAGAATGGCTACAGGGCTGGAGTATATTGGGTCGGAGAGGGCGACCAAAAGACTCCTGATTACCCCAGATTTTCAGGCAGAGTGAGCAGGCTGCACAAACTTGTTGCATTAATACCTGTAACAGAAGAAATACTTAATGACAACGAGCGCATGGTGTATGAGTATACCAGGGGCTATCTGGTCGAGCATTACACCAGAGCACTTGAGTCGGCTATTGTTTCCGGCAACGGAAATTACACCATACACGGCATTGCAAATACCGGCTCGCAGTCCACTGTTACTGTTACAACGCCTAACCCGCTTACCGCCAATGCGCTGAGGCTTTATGTTGATTCTCTTTCGCCAACAGCCAAAAATGCAGCATGGTTTGTTTCAAAAACTAGATATGGCGAGATACTTGACCTGATTGCGTCAGGTGCTTTGCCGGTGGCTGTCTGCAATTATGAGGCTGGGGCATTGTGGCTATATGGCCGTCGAGTATATGAGCTTGGGTCGCTGGCAAGTCCAGTGGATATTATACTTGGTGATTTTTCGCACTATCTGCTTGCCGTGCGTGGATTGCAAAGCGACCGTATGGAGTCTGCAATCAAAATCGAAGTCGGACTCAAATACCAGACAGACGAGAAACTGCTAAGATGTGTAATCAGGATGCAGGGTGATGCTACCACAATTACGACCAAGCTGCCTGATGACCCCGCGCGGGTTGTTGGCAGCTTTGTGGTGCCCTATGTGTCCCATGGAGGTACATCGGTGTGATTATCACCATAGCCGAATATAAAAGTATCTATGGCGGCAATCAGCCTGACGCATACTACGAGTCATTGCTATGGGCGGCTCAAGATGCAGTAGAGTGGTATTGCGACCGCAAGTTTGAGGCTGCTGATTATGCTGAGCAGGCGCAAGTTTGCGGCTCAAATCGTGTTGCCGTAAAGCAGTATCCTGTCCAGGTCATACAGAGCATTGCCGAAATCAAACAAATCACACCAGTAGATACATCGGGCAATGTGTTTTCGATTGCTATAAGCAATCTGGATAGTATTGCCGTGGTGGTTTCAAACGGCAATACCGAGAGTGTGGACATATCAAACACCAACACAATAGGCGATGTTGTTGACGCCCTTAATGCTGCCGGATATGAGATGACAATAGATGCTGATGACAGAGTATGGCCTAAGGCATATATCCAGTATCCCACGGCTGGAGCGATTGAATATGCCGCTCCAATCTTAAATATCTCTGCGGCAATAGACATACTAGACATGCCTATACTGTGGCTTGACCGGTCGTTGTGGGGCAAATATGTCATACGATACAGAGCAGGATATGAGGCCGATGATATGCCCTATGCTCTCAAGCAAATCGTGGCTGATATGGTTAATAGCATGATTACCACTATCACCACACAAGGCGGCGGCATACTTACACACGAAAAAATCACAAACTACGAGTACACAATCAGCCCAGACAGGGCAATGAGATTCCGGCAGCTTGCAGGCACTACTTTTGCCGATGCGTTGGAGAGTTTTCGGCGCAAGCCCTTAATGGGATTGTGGTATGAAACATGAATCCAAAGATAGCCATAGGTATTGCCACGAGGCCAGAGAGAGAGGCGGGGGCGATAGGTGTTATCAAATCACTAGCCTCTCAAGCTGATGTAATCGTGGCCTGTCTTAATGGCTACAAGGCTGTGCCAGAGGCTATAGCTCATTTGCCAAATGTCCATGCTATAATACCCCAAAAAGACTATGGAGCAGGCGGAAAGTTTCTGGTTTTCAAAGAGTGCCCTGGTGCTGAGTATATCCTGACTGTTGATGATGACATATATTACCCGCCAACATATGTCTTTGCTTTGCGGTATGCTTACCAGCTAGTTGCAGGCATGGGAGGGTGTATAGGCTCGCTTTGGGGCATTATTGTCACTCCACAGGCAGAGCAATTGCCAGCAGATGCAGGTTATGATGATGTAAGGGCTGTGTGTAAGATTTGTGGCTTTGGTTTTCCAGTTTCCAATCCCACAAGGATACATATACCAGGGACAGGAGTTATGATAGTGGCTCCTGCCTTTGTGCCCTTGCCTTGGCAGAAAATCATCAAATACAAGATAGGCACTGATTTGGCTGTGGGTGAAATGGCAAAAAAACACAATATCTCCTGCTGGCATTTGAGCTTGCCTTTGGGAGTGATAGGCAGTCGTGCTGAGGCTCAGATATTGCCCATACACCAGACTCAAAAATGGCAAGATAGAGTTAGAGATTGTATATTGCGAAACAGACCCTGGGAGCACCTATGTTAATTGCATCTCCATTGTTGATAATCGCTTCGGACAATCCGCCCTTGCGTGAGATAGAGAGCACTTACCACGCGGACGTATGGTATTATGTGAGTGCTTTGGATGGCAACACAAGGCCCTTAGAGCAGCTAGAACAAGACCTTAAGACACTGCCTACACAGGCCACTATATGGCTGGATACGGATTTTGTGGGTGAAGCAAATGTCCTCAGGCTCGTGAGGGCTACATATTTGCCGCCAACGAGCTTGTCACGGCAGCATGTGATATATCTCACTCGATTGCCCGATACAGTCAAGGCTCAGCTGGATACCATGCCTGCTGTAGGCAGATATGCCCAGTATCGCGTGACAGAATCTAACGGCGTATATTGTATTAAGTGCTGGAGACGCCCTAAAGAACGCCTGAGACCATATAAGTTGTCGGCAAATAACGCGCAACATATCATGCGCATCATAAGCTCAGAGGCTGTAGGCGAGCTTTGCGCTGATGCTATAGTGCGCGGGGCTGGATTTGCAGTTGTGCGCATGGGCGATGGCGAAGCGGAATTGTTGCGTGCAAGGGTTACGCCAGGCTATGTGCCGTGGTTTTGGCAAGATGCGGGTTGGCGTAGCAAGTACGGCGTAGATGGGATGGATTTGATTGATTGTGCTGAGAGAGTATATGCCGCTGGCATTGGGGCTGATGTTATCGGCATCAACTTGCTGGGCTTGTATGACGAGTCATGGGCGGCTTGGCGATATTTGCCGCCTAACAGGCGGTATTGCGACCAGTATGTGCATATCCATATTGCTGCCACCGGCACGCTCACAAGGCTTGCAGGGCTTGCCAAAACCGCAATAATCCACAGAGAGGCGGCCAAGCTGGTTCAGGAGTTCTCGCGCAAGTTCCGCGCGCTCAAGCCGGTGCCCATAGTCTGCAACTCATGGCGCGACCATGACAAGGTTTACGAGCAGGCAAAACAGAGCGGATGTAAGTTGTTTTTGATTTCGGTGGGAGCTGCTGGAAAAGCGTTAGGGGTCAAAATTGCCAAGGAGCTATCGGCGGTGGTGCTGGATTGCGGCGAGGCTATGGGAGGATGGTATTTGTGATTGAACGATTTTACATGCACACTGCTACGCTACTCAGGCCGCGCGAGGCGTCTGATGCTGCTTATGGCGGCTCAAACATAGTGTGGGATAGTGTTGACACCTTCAGATGCTATTACACGCAGCTTAGAGGCGATAAGCAGATAGTCATAGGCCGTACTGCTGTCGAGGCAAGTCATGTGATTTTTACTTTTCCAACGACCGCTATTGCCGTTTCTGACCGCATTATTGCCCCTGATGACAGCCTGCACGAGATAGTATTTATTCACGATACCGACATAGACCATCATCAAGAGGTCTATATGCGACAGATAGTTTCGCCCCAGTCTATCTCGGACATGGCGGCGTCTATCACTGCTCCTGCGTTTACGGCCCTTTGTGTGCACACAATGGATGTTTACACCGTAGCCATAGGCACTCAAGACGCTTACGGAGCACCGGTCAAAACTACAACCTTGCAGTATTCCAGGTTGCCTGTAAGGCGTTGTCTGTTGGCAGGGCGGAAAGAAATCATGGTGGGCAAAACAACGGCAGAGGTGGATGCGGTGATTTTCTCCAATCCTTTGCCGAATTTGCAGAGCAATAGCCTTATTAATTGCCGTAATGAGTGGTATCAGATAGTGCGCATAGACCCTTGCAGTGGTTTCAAAAATCACTGGGAGATTTGGGTGAAGGCTGTGGTGCAGGAAGATACGGGAGAAAACGGCTATGATTCTGGCGGCTGAAATTATCAAAGCAGTAGTCAGCATGTTAAGAACCGGATTGACCGGCATCAATGTCTGGTATTCGGTCGCCCCAGAGGGGGCTGATTACCCATTTGTGACAGTTACTGCAGTGGGTGAATCTGTGACACGTGGCTTTGACATAGACATAAGCAAATTGCTGTTGCAAATCAGCGTTTTTGATAATGACTCGTCCCCAGGGACAACGATAGAAATTATGAAATCTATAGAGGGATTGCTTGACCGAGCGGCAATAACTATATCTGGAGGGGGCATGGTGTTGTGCTCGCTAAAATCTGATAACATAATAAGACATGACACAAAAGATGATTATTGGCATGGGATTGCGACTTACAATGTCACAGCCCAAAAGGATGCGTAAATGATTGTCTGGAACAGACAAGCGTTGGACGAGTTGCAAACCGAGGCAGCTCAAAAGATTTTAGATGCAGTGGGAGAGCAGGCTGAAATTAGAGCCAAAGCTATTGTGCCTGTGCGCACCGGCAGACTGCAGAATAGCATACATTACGAGCCGATGATATATGGGCGTGAAGGTTGGCTCATGGCTGATGCTCCTTATGCGGCATATGTGGAATTGGGCACTGCGCGAATGGCGGCGCAACCGTATTTGCGCCCAGCAGTGATGGAAGCAACACAATTGGTAACATAACACAGGAGGTTAAAAATGGCTATTTGCGGGACAAGTTGTAATATCACAGTCAGCGGAAATACATACGAGGCTCATTATTTTACGATTGATACTGCGAGCAATGAGTTTGACGTGCGAGCCTTCGGCGATGGCGAGTATGGGTCATGGCTCGCGTGCGCCAAAAACGGCACAATCACAGTGCGGACTTACGCCAAGGCTGATGTTGCCCCTGGCGAAGTTGCAAACATTTCCGCCAACGTGGGAGCTACTACGCTGACGGCATCTAACTGCCCTTGCACTCGTGCCAGTGCCGATGTTGACGCCAAAGGCGTAGTTGAGTTTGTGTACACCTTCCGGCTCGTTGCGGACATCACAAACTGGTAAATAATGGAGGTGCTATATGTCTGACGTTGCTACGCTTAGCAATGCGCCTAAAACGCTTACGCTTGGCGGAAAAACGGTAACTATAATTCCCACTTCGCTGCGAAAAATCATCGGCGAGTTGGGCGCGCAAATACAGGAAAACTACATGTCACAGGCGTTGCGCACAGTTAAGCAATTGCCCGAAGCTGAGAGGCAATCAGCACTCAAGGGACTGCTTTCGGCCATGCCTGTAGGCACCGAACTAGACTCACAAGCCCTCGATAGCATCAACACTTTCGGGGGCTTGTTTAGAGTCGTCAAGGCGTCGCTGCAGAACAGCAATATGTCTGACGCAGAGCTGGAGGCATGGTTGCGTCAGATGCCTGATGAGGACATGGCCACGCTGATGTCTGTGATTATGGGTGCTCCTGTAAACAAGGAAACCGAAACAAAAAAAGCACAAAATCAGGCACAAGGGTAATTCAGCGGTCGTGGCCTGATATAGTGGCTTATGTAATGCTTACAACTCATAGACCGCTGGAGGAAATACTGGATTTGTCATTGCCTCAATTGATGTGCCTGATGAAGTCTCTGGATAGAGAGCAGGAGCGAATGACAACAGGAATGGCAAGCGAGGACAAGGAACGGTACCATGATGTTGTCAATGCGCAAATATCTCAGTCTATACAGAGGCGCACGGGCAAGCAGGTGATAACGCCAAAAGAGTTGTTACAGGTTTTGTGAGGTAAAATTATGCCAATTGAAGTAGGCAGTGCGGTAATACCTATACGTGTTGACACGCAGGCATTCGAGACCGATTTGCGGCGCGTGGACACCATCATGCGCACCAGCACGCGCGGTCAGGCGCAACAGTGGACTGAGATTAATCGCGTCCTTACTGCCACGTCAGCCGTGCTGCGTGGTGTTGCGCGTATTTCTGGCGCTATTGCGGCCCCTACTGGTGTGATGGCATGGCGTAGCATTGCAGCAGCGCAACGCGATGCTATCGTTGGCGTGTCAAATTATGTTGCCCAGTGGGAGGCGGCAAACAAGGTTTTTGATAGAACTCTTGCCAAGCTGGGCGCGGTGGCTTTGCAGTCGCAGGTGTTGGGCCGCACAATACCCGAATGGAAACTTGCCGGTGCGGCATGGCTGGAGAGACGCACGCCTGAAGACGTTAGTAAAATCCTCAATGTTGGAGCAGTGTCTGCGATAGTATATACTCTTACACGCCTGCTTACGCCTCTTGTCAGCCTTACAAAGGGCGGCGTAGGCTTTGCAAGGGCCTTTGAGGGCCTTGGAGGCGGCGGTGGTAGGGCAATGGTAGTCCCTATGGCTGCCGCGGCCGCTCCGTGGCCTATGATGCCCTTTGCTCTGACTTCTCCTGACATTGCTAGTGTCAAACGGGCACTGGCAACGCAACACGGGGCGGAAATGCTTAAAGAATACAAGGCACTTATGGCCTTGCGCGAAAAGTATCCTGAGTTAGTCCAGATGTCTGCAAAAGAAGCAAACATGGTATTTAACGCATTGGAAAAACAACATTCCACTCTCGGTGATGTGTTGCCAATGTATGGGCCACGTAGGCAGAAGATTTGGGACGATATTAAGCGTACAACGGAGAAGCTGGGATATGGTAAGAATCTCGAAGTCCCTGGTGTGATGCTGTGGGCTTTGTCGGGGCCAAACGCTGATAATGTTGTTAGCTCCGCAATCGCTGGGGCATACTCAGACTTGCACCCCGAACTCAAAGATTTGAAAATTAAAAACGTAGAAGATTTGCGGAACTATGTCGAACAAGAGAAGATAACAGCAGCAATGCGGCGCAAAATGACGCCCTTGACTCAGAGAGTGCCCATGCTTGCTCCACTGGCTGGCATAGGACGTATGGGCATGTTGGCGGGTGCTCTGACATCAATAGCAGGCATGGGCGTAATAGGATATGAAGCCCTTTTTGGCAAAGGCGGGCCTGGTTTCCTCACAGAGGGCGGCAAGCTGGCTGTACCTGCCAGCAACGAGGAGGCCAATAGCCTGGGGCGGGCCTTTAGGGAAGCCACCAGCATGTGGTTTACACGCCCTACCATCGCTGCCAGAACTTGGATTGAAACCTTGCTTGGCGGCACGTCAGCAGCTGTAAGCAAAGGCATGGGATATGGACGCATGTGGATTACGCCCGCTGGAAATCTAACCCATGACGAGTTAGAGAGAGCAGTGACGGAGCGTGATATCCGCAAGGCTTTGGCAGGCAATCAAGCTCAAATCGCGCAGTCTTTTTTGGCATCCACAACTAAGCGCATAGAGCAGCTTACACAGACCGTGATTGGTGGCTTGAGTGGCGAGACTGGGCTGACTTTAGGCGAACTTAAACAAATCCAGAGCGAGTTGCCTAAACTGCAACGCCAGTGGGTGACGCAAGTGATTGACGCCAATCTGCGGATGTTTCCGATGATAGGTAAATTCCCAGAAATTTTCGGCGAAACCGAAGCCCCATCAATGCAGCGCGAGTATATCGAGGGAATTATTGGCGATTTGAACAAATCCATATCGCAGGCAATCACAAGTGGCTTGCCGGAATCTGAAATCAAGAGGCTTGTCGCCGAGAGAAAGTCGTGGGAAGATTACAGAAAGATGCTGGGGCCTGCGACTATCACACCTGAATTTTTGAAGCTCGAAGCCAAATATACAGCGCAAGCCCCTATGTTTTTTGCCGACGGCCATTGGCTCAATCCAAGCCAGATGGCCGAAAGAGCAATCAAACAGCAACGCAGAGAGTCCGCTGAAAACGATTACGTTGTAAGGTATCTGGAAATCTCCGAGCAAGCTAGTTCGCGGACTGCTGAGCTTGCGAGAGGATTTAGCCAGGCCGTTAAGCAGTCTTTTGCTAGTGGTCTTGGATTTGGCGGGCGTTACATTAATCCGGCGGAAATTATCAGCACAGCGCAATCATACGAAATCCGCAACGCAGAGCGCATGATAGATTTGCTTTATCGCCAAACAGAAGTCATGCGCAACATTGCGGAAATTGAGTCCGAGGCTCGTGACGCCCAAGAGCGATTGACGGCAGAGCTTACAGCTACGCTATCTGAGGAGGGGTGATTATGACCGATATACCGGTTGTCGAAATCGTCAAGGGCTTTGAGTTTACAATGTCGAAGGACGGCCCCACAGGGCGTAGATGCTTTGTGGATGCCTCGGTATTGCCCAACAAAACAGTAGTTTCTTTGCCCAATATCGGTGACAAGTGGTCTGATGAGTACCCTGAATGCAGACTGCGAGACATCAGGATAACCTACATTGACGATAATGATTTGTGCGGGAAACAGTATGAGTGTAATTACAGCGCAAGGCCGGACGACCAACTTAAGACCAACGATGATGGCATGTTTTCGCGGCGAGACGAAAGAGAGCTTGCGACTCAGATAGACACAGGCGCGGAGACGCTTATCATTGAACCCTACGAACTTCCCAAAGATGCAGCAGACCTGTCGAAATACGCCTCATATCTGTATAAATGGCAGTCTGATGACGCTGATTGCGCACAGCCTATTTACATTTTGATACCAAAGCACACCATAGTCATTGAGAGGATTATTTCAGACTCAAAACTTGATGAGTTTTTTGCGGTTTCAGCTGAGTGTAGCGGCAAGGTCAACAAAGACAAGTTTTTTGAGCTTGAACCCGAAACAGTGCTATATCTTGGAGCTTCAATGGTCTCGCAGTGGTCGCCTTTTGGGTTGACCTACAAAAAGCAATGGAAAGCCAAACTGACGTTTATTTACAGACCCCTTGGATGGCAATATATTTGGCGCAACGACAAAGCTACTTTTGACAAGCCGCTGCGTAAATCAGAGGGCGAGCCGTCATTGTATCAGACTATATCTTTTGAAGAACTCCTAACCGCTGGTGGCGTAGATGTCTCGTTTCCAGATATCGTTGTGGAAAAATGAACAGTATAAATCCAACAAGACATAAGTGGCTGCATCACGGCGGTAAGATAAACAAAATCATTGCTGCCTGCAATAAGTTTCTTAAGATGCAGTTCAGCCAGAATGATTTTATTGTTGATACAAGTTCCGAGCAAGTCACTACAGTATCGTTACGCAAATCATTTCCGCGTGTGATTGTTGAGCCTTTTACGATTCTTAAAGTAGCCAACAGCGGAACTTATGACTACAAGTGTGTTGCGGGCACCGTGCAATTGTTTCTGGGTGACAAAACAAGCGAGAAGAAACTTTGGTGCGACTCATGCGGCGGTGAAGCACAAAACAATTACGATTACTCGCTGCTGGATACCAATAATCCGCATATCTATCTCGTGGTAGATGTTGATGCCGCAAATGCAACAATCAGCAATGTACATACTCAGACTCTTGCTGATGTTTCTAACTTTTATTCCAATGGTTCGTTTTACATTCACTTGGGCGATTTTTATGACAGAGACGGCGAGCTTTGTTTTACCCAAAAAATCACAGGAGATATTGAGCTACATGTTGTGTTGCCCGATGGGGCCGAATCCAGCAACATCGAAACAAATTCTCTGGACTACGCAGGGGCATATCTCCAGCTTTACAAGTTTGCTGATGCGAGCCAAAACACAGCCGTTGTAAAAATAAATGACAAGATACAATATGTGGTAACAAATACTGTGCCGAGTTCGTGTGGATGTGTGGCTGACCCTGGTGATTTGTTCGCTGGACTGTCATGCGGAAATCATAAACACGTAATAGATTATGCCGCAAATGCTGGCAATGCGAATTTTGCAAACTCATCGAATTACTCAAGCAGCTCAGGCAGTGCCGGTATGGCATGGGCTGTAATTAATATCTCAGACCACCAGCACTCGGAGTTAAGTGGCCTAAATAACGATGACCATCAGCAGTATTGGCTTGTTAACGACGGCTACACTCGCAACAAGGGTTCGAGCATAGGCAAAACAAATGGAGTCATGGTAATAGACCTGAATTCCCCCGCCCTGGTGGGCAACTGGAGTTATGATAATATCCAAGGCAATACTGTTACAGCCGCCAATGCCAATGTTGGTAATATCAACGTGGGCCAATTATGCCAGGTCAATCATCTGACTGTTTTGGGCAATGTTGTGACAGAGATTGGCAACGGAGCAAACACCGATACCGTTGTGCTTAATCTGGATGGCGGCGGCACAATCAAAGGCAAATTTATTCGAGGAATTTTCGTCTTGGCGGAATAACTATATTAGGAGGGCCTAAATGAAAAAGATACTGAGTACGCTGGTAGGATTTTATGCGGCCGTTGCTTTGGCCGTAAATCCTCCTCCGGCAAAAGAAATCACTGTGGATTTCGCAAATCTACAAGCCCCTGGTGTGGTGATATACCGCGGAGCAGAAAACGCCTACAGGGCATATCTGCAGCGAGCCAGAGTGCCGCTGAATCTCACCAACACAACAGTATGGGCAAGCTGGGCTACGTCGGCTACTGCCACTGCCTGCAGCACGGCACAAGTAGAAGTCATCAATGCTACCAGCGGCATTGTGGATATAGTGTGGTCTCCGAGTAATTCAGCCGCAGCTCCAGGGCGTTACATGTGGGAAATCGGGGTGCAGGGCAGCAATATCCGCGTTGTAGCGCAAGGGCCATGTAATCTTAATGGCTCGCCTTACGCATGGGGCGGGGCGCAGCAAGTGTGGACCACTAACGTTGTTTGGGGCACGTTTACGCCGGTCAATTGGCCAATAGGGGAAGGCGGGGCCATGTACTGGTCTGGCTATCCTGCGACTCAGACCGTTGCCATGGGTAAGCATAGCATCACGGGCTTGGCCGGTACTATAGCTTGTGACGTTGATGCTGATTGGGGCATTGGGTATCTACAAGGCACCAACCCCGCAACGGGACCAATATCGGGCCGCGCATACATGGTGGGATTGCGTGATGACGGCGGCGGCGAGTCTATAGGTGCTTGGGGCATTTATGACGGCCTGCAATTGATTGCCTACACCAATCGCCTCGAAGCCTATATTGGAGCCGACGAAGTGATGACGCTCACGTCCGATGGGCTGCGAGTATGGGGCAATCCCGTGGTGACAAACGAAACCAGCCAAGCTGTCTGGACTTATGCGTTGCCGCTGACAAACTGGGGCGTCAAGATGCGTAAGGCGGCATATATCAGCCAGGCTTGGGGCAAAACGGTATCAGGTGTTGTGACGGCGCAGGTCTATCGCCAGCACTACACCAACGCCTGGCTTAGTGGCGCAACTCTACTTGGCAGCGTGGTGATTGGCACAACCGGCGCAAACCAAATTACAGGCTGGGCTGCCGGGCAAGATGAGCTGATAGGCGTCTATTTCAATGGAGGGCAGACTCAGCAATGCGTATTTGGCCTTACATACTCTTACTAGTTTCTCTTGTTGCAACGGCAGAAGAGGTCTGGATTCAGCCTCCTCCGCCTGAGGTGTTGTTTCAGCAGGCTCCTGCCGAAGACATTATTATATGTTTTTCGGCGGGCAACAGCATATACCGAGCAACATCGTGGGGTGGCTCGTTTTCGAATGTTCAGACGCTGTCAACATCGCCTCGTAGCTATTGCGGCACGCAAATCTATGGGGCCACAAACTCCTGGTATGTTGACCAGAGCAGCTATGGGCCGTGGATTTCAACGAATGCTGGCATATCATGGACAAGTAGGATAGTAGGCGGAAACTGCAACATCATGGCGTGTGGCGGAGTCTATGGTGAGGTTGTGCTTGTCGGACGAGGGTCAGGCTATCCCATGTTGTCAACCAACTGGGGGCTGAACTGGAGCACTCTTACGAGCTTGCCTTTTGCTGCATGGCGTGGTGCTTTTGTCTCTACCAATGGTGCTGTGCTTGCACTGTGCGGTGATTCGCAAAATATCTGGCTATCCTGGGACACTGGCAATACATGGGTCTCTCGCTCTCCTCCTGCTGGCTCTCCCTCATATCATAGGCAAATGTATTGCTCCCAGGATGGCACGAACATATTTATGGGGCATTACAACGGGTACTGCTACATGTCCTATGACGCAGGCCAGACTTGGACGCAAATTGCTGATATGCCTTACGGCCAGTACTACGAGTTCGGGGCATGGGGTTCGGCAGATTTCAAACATATCTATAGCTTGCAATACGCCAACAGCCCAAACGCAAAACTCTGGCACTCAGAAAACGCAGGTACCAATTGGACAGCGACATCATGGAGTACAGACGGGCAGTTTTTTATGATGTCATGCTCGCCGGATGGAAAGTATCTCGTCATACGCACGTGTGACGGAAATAAATATCTGATTGGCTCCAAAGATTACGGAGCAACACTTGAGGTAATAGAGCCCATTACAAGAGACCGTAGTGGTGTATTTGTGTGGTCTGGGAGGTTGAAATGATAGGGGAAGACAAGGGCAAGTTTAGCTGGGATTCGGCGGTTTCTGTTATCCATTTAATCTGGGTTTTAGGCGGGGCACTGCTGGCAATAGGTATGACATACGCCTCGATTTCGCAGCGATTGAGCTTTGTCGAGAACAAAGTGCCGCAAATGGAGCGCGACCACGATTTGTTGATTTCAATCGCCGCCAATGTTGAGTCGGTTCGACGCGATATTAATGACATCAAATGCACACTGTCAGAGAAACCAAAATGAGAGCAAGTTGTATAATCTGTTTGTGTTTTGCATTATCTTTGTTTGCTCAAGACAAGCAAGATATTGGCCTAAGCCCATTGACTGAGGCTAAAGTTAGTTTTGTCAAAGCGCAAATCGTTGATGGGAAAGTGGCTGGCCTTTATCTGCCCACTGATGCGCAGCGAGACGATTACATGAAGTCCATAGTAACTGTTTCGGCTACTTATGGCACAGACAACTCAACCACCAACTCTCGTTTCGAGGTGCCCTACAAGACCCTTGCCAAGGCATTGCAAGATGCTTCTGCTGGAGCGGTGATTGTTGTCATAGACCAAGA